ACACAGTTAGGATGAGATATTCAGGTGATACAGCAACTTTATCAGGGGTGGTTGGCTGTATCGAACAAGGCATTATGAAAGCGATTGATTGGCTTGGGATCTGGCTTGGAATAGAAGCCAAAACAGAGGTAATGATGAATAGAGATTTTGTTTCCGAAAGCCTTGATTCTCAACAGATTACAGCTTTGTTACAAAGCTGGCAAGCATCGGCCATTTCATTGGATACTTTCTTGTATAATTTACAAGTTGGTGAAGTGCTTCCGCCCGATAGGACAATTGCTGATGAAAAATTGCTTATAGAAGCAACCGCTTCTTTTTCCAATGATAGTAGTGACATATTTGGTGGACAGAATCCAGAATTTTTAGCATAGGAATTGATAAATGGAAAAGACAATACCGAATAAATTGTTTGATGATGCCATGAAAAACCAGTTGTTTACTGAACAGTATGCCAATGGATTGTCAAAAAAGATTCAGAATTTACTGACAGCTGCACAAGATGAGATAGCTGGCAAGATAGCAAAAATCGATCCAACATCACCATCAATGACTAAATGGAAACAAGCCAGACTTGAGAAGTTGAATGAAGAAATTTCTGGCATTATTGACAACACCTACAAGACAATTGCAACTGAATCAAAAAAGCAATTGACGGAGTTAGGAAAAGTTCAATCAAAATTAGCTGTAGATAAAACAAACAAAGCTGTTAAGGCTGATATCTTCAAAGTCACATTGACTCCTGATAATGTGAAATCTATTGTTGAAAATACAATGATTGACGGAAAGGTCATTGGAGATTGGTGGGCAAATGCAAAAGAATCCACCAAAACAAAATTGACAGCTGCAATGGCGGCAGGTACACAAGCCCTACAAATTGGAATGGTTCAAGGGGAAAGCGTTGGCGACTTGATTAGCAGAATCAGAGGAACCAAGACAACTCCGGGAATCATGAGTCTTACAAAGCGAGAAGCAACAGCATTGGCAAGAACATCGGTTTTACAGGTGGCCAATGTGACAAGGCAAGAAGTGTTTAAAGCCAATGAGGATGTTCTTGATGGGATTCAATTTGTTGCTACTCTTGATGCAAGAACAACTCCGCAATGCCGTGCTATTGATGGAAAACAATATGATATGCAAGGAAATCCTATTGGCCATAACATTCCTTATCCTGGTGCTCCACCTTTGCATTGGCAGTGTCGGACAGCGATTGTTCCTATCACAAAACCTTGGAGTGAGTTGGCTGGGCCAAAGTCACCACTAACCCTTGAACAGAAAGCAAGCTTGAGTAATATCCCAGTTGGTTTGCGATCATCTATGAATGGCCAAGTTTCTGGGGAGATGACATATCAGGATTGGTTATTAACACAATCTGTAGAAGATCAGCAAGCTATACTTGGGCAAGGCAAATGGAAGCTATGGTCAGAGAATAAACTTGATGTGGCTGACTTGGTTAATAATACAGGGAAAGAATTGACCTTGACTGAGTTGAAAGCTAATCTTGGAGACATCCTTGCCAAAAAGCAGGTAGAACTTGAAAACCAATTGAAAAAGCTGGCATTGGAAAGCTCTTCTGCTGAGGAGTTTGAAAAGAAATTGTCAGAAAATAGATCAATAAAATTCCTCAAGGACAAAACTCCTTCTCAATTCTATGCTGATACAAAACAGACAGTGGAAGCAGCAAGGGCAGCACGAGCAGAAGCAAAGTTTTTAGAGCAGAAGGCAGAAGAAAGTTACAAGGCCATTTTCTTGAAGAATCCAAAGATAGCAAAAGAAGCAGAAGAGCAAATGATGAAAGCTTCTCCGGGGTTTGAAAAATTACCATGGGCTGAAAAAGAGAAATTGTTAAATTCTTTTGTTGATGCCATGAAGAGTCCAGCTGTTGAAGAAATTATAACAAAGCATGAATGGATCTCAGTTCAGGATATTAAGGAAGCAAAGAAAATCTTTAAAAAGCAATTAAATGTTAACAAAGTGCTTGCAAAACAAACAGTAATAAAAAAACTTGATTTTGTAGGAGAATCTTTAAACATTATCAAGAATTTACCAAGATTTAGTAACCAAGCTTTACCAGAGCTTCAAGAGTTTCATATGGTTGTAGAATTTATAGATGAATCAGTCAGAAGAAATGTCGTTGCATTCTACCAAGAGCAAGAAGGCATTGTCAAAATCGCAACAAAAGGAATAAAAAGTGAAGATGTTTTGGAACTTGGACGTCTTTCTTTGGCGGGAGATATAGGAAGCGTTGCCCGACATGAGTTCGCCCATCACATATATAGTAAATCTTTGACAGCAATTGAACAAAGTGAATGGGGTGATTTATTTGAAGCAAGATATTACTGGTCGAATGTCTCCAAATATTCCGTAGTAAACATGAAAGAAGCTTTTGCGGAATCGTTTACAGCATATACCTCGCCCTTGTACGGCACGGCAGAGAATCGAATCCTTCCTGAAGAGGTAGAAGAGTATTTTGCCAGAGTGTTTGGAAAAGTAGGAACTGTTAAAACAGAAGCTATTGCAGAAAAGATAGTTGAGAAAGAAGAATTGGCTTTAATATCTGAAAAAGTTGAGCGAGCCAAGAAAAGCCATATACCAGCTACAAAAGAAGTTCAAAAACTGGCGGATGGAAACCAGACTTTGGTGGCTATAAAAATAAAAGGGACAGAAACGCCAGACAATGCTCCCTTTGATATTATTCTTGGCAAAGATCATATTGAGCTTAAAACTATTGTGAGGGCAAGCAATGATAAAATTACAATGCATCCAAGCTCATTGAAAAGGAAAAATGATTTTGTGGCCGGAGTAAAAGGTGGCAAGGCGCATACTCTGGTAATTGATGAAAGGACAGGCAAAGTTTATTATAGATCTGGCGTTGGCAGTTTTCGCCTTTCCTCGATGGAAGAAATTGGTGTTAAAGAAAATTTTGAAAAACGATTATTGAAGAGATTAAAGCAAAAACAGGTATAATATATAAAAGGAGGGCACCATGAGTTTTTACCTTTACGATAGCAATGGATATGTTGGCGATGTTGCCAGCAATAAAGGATTGAGTGATTTGGCTGCTTATATCCGCAAGCACCCTGATACTGAAGAGCTGGAAAAATTGTTTGAAGAGGGTACCATTTTAAAAACAGATCACTTGATGGAGGAATTGCAATTACTTGGAACACCAAGAAATAGAAGTGTGGCGGAAACATTATCTAACTTGATAGATTTAATTACAGAAGCAGAAGATGTGTTGATTATCACACAGAATGCTGAAATGGGAAAGGAGGAATGAAAATGTTAGGAGAACCAAAATGCTATACCAGAGAATGCAAACATTTTACAGGCGTGAAACAAGATAATGAAGACGAGGCAACAGAACGGGTTATTTGTGAAGCTTTCCCAGATGGAATTCCTGATGAAATTGCTTATGGGGACAATTTACACAGCAAGAAATTTCCGAGCCAGAAAAATGACATTGTATTTGAGAAAGAAAAATGACAAAGGAAAACTTGTTTAAACTAATGAAAACATGTATTTATAAGTTCTGGTAATTTTTTTCTTTTATTGGTTTGGTAAACATATTATAATGTATGAAAATGAGGATACAAGGTAATAACAACCGGGAGGAGAAATGAATGCTTAAACTGATAGTTGACAAAATTGAGGATGTTGAAGAAAAGTTTCGGGAGCTTTATAAGCGTGCTGATGATGGTAAATTCCACCTTGATGCTGAGTCTGATCCTGAAACAAAAAAGAAAGTTGATGAATTTAGAGAAAACAACATCAAGCTTATGAAAGAGAAAGAGGATCTTGAAAAGAAGATTCTCGAATATGGTGCTGATCCGGCAAAGGTTAAGGAATGGCAGAAAAAGGTTCAGGCCATAGAAGATAAGCAAATGATTGAAGCCGGAAAAATTGATGAGCTGGTTGAACAGAAAGTTCAGCGAATGCGTCAGGAGTATGAAAATCAGATTAAAGCATTACAGGATGCTGTTGATGTTAAAAATCAGGAGGTTTCTAAGACCCACAGCAGACTTTCAGAAGTTTTGATTGATTCTGAAATCACTAAGGCAGTTGCTGGAAAAGTAAGAGCTGGTGCGATGGCTGATATCCTTTCCAGAGGCCGCAGGGTATGGAAATTGGATGAAAATGGGAATCCTATTCCAAAAGAGAATGATAAAGTTCTCTATGGAAAGGATGGCAAGGCTCAAATGACCTTTGAAGAATGGGCAATAGTACAGATGGAAGTTGCTCCTTTCTTATTTGAACCTTCCACCGGTGGTGGAGGCGTTGGTGGAGGCGCTGGAGCAGGCAAAGGCTCAATAGATTATAGTAAAATTCCAGCCTCGGAGAGACTGAAGATGTTACATGGTGATGGAAGTCAGAAAACAACATTATAGGAGGAAAAATACAAGGATTCGGTGAATCCGAAGAACAAATTTAAAAATTAGTTGAGGCTGGAAGCGCAAACGAAATCCCAGTGGGATTTAATCATTCGATTAGATTTCACTGGGATTTTTTTATTTTAACAACATTTAAAATTACACAGGAGGTATTTGAGATGGCTGTAAACTTAGTGGAAAGTGCAAAAATGGCTTTGGGACGTGATGAGGTTCTCAAGGCAACGGTTATGGAGTTGTTCGCAAGGAGTTCTGATCTTATGGCGAACTTGCCTTTTGAGGACATTACTGGAAATGCATTGAAATTCGATAGAGAAAAAATGCTTCCGGGAGTGGCTTTCAGGGGAGTCAATGAGGCGTACACAGAGAGCACCGGAGAAGTTGAGAAAGTGATTGAGTCTCTGGCAATTGCTGGTGGTGATCTGGATGTTGATGTTTTTCTGGTAAAGACCGGTGGTGCAAACCAGAGAGCAATTCAGGAGCAGCTTAAAATCAAGGCTCTCTCCTTGAATCTAACGAAGCAGTTTATAAAGGGCGATGTTGATACTGATCCGAAAGGATTTGATGGACTTCAGGTTCGTTGCACTGGGGATCAGCTCATCAATAGTTCGGCAACTGCTGGTTCTACTGCTGCTTTATCTCTGGCCAAACTTGATGAAGTGATTGATGCGGTAGATGAGCCGACTCATCTGATTATGAATAAGACGATGAGACGGAGGCTTTCTTCGGCTGCAAGAGTCTCGACTGTAGGCGGATACATCACTTATGATCTGGATGCTTTTGGCCGCAGGGTGACTCGTTATAATGATATTCCTATTCTTATCGCAGATAAGGATGAGGATAATCAGGAAATTCTTGCATTTACTGAATCCGGTTCAGGGGACGGCACAGAAATGACTTCCATTTACTGTGTGTCTTTTGCAGAGAACGGAGTTCTGGGATTGCAGAATGCCGAGATGGATGTTCGTGATCTTGGCGAGCAGCAGAGCAAGCCTGTTTACAGGACAAGAGTTGAATGGTATATCACGCTGGCAATTCTGCGACCTTTGGCTGCGGCAAGGCTTTATGGGTTGCCGAACTCGGCTGTCACAGCGTAATAAAACCTTAATAATAAAATTTTACTTTTGAGGAGGTAATAAATAATGTTGGATAACAGAAAAGTGATAATCGACGAAGAATGCTGCTTGAATGACAATTCCGGTTCTGAGGCAATTGTAGCATCCTCGGCAGGTTCTG